ATGACACTTGAAATGATTCCCCTCACTCCATCTGATCTTCAGAGACCAAAAAGAATTTTGTCTTCAGTGGATTGTAAATTTAAACTTTTTTTGTCTTGTATTAATGATTTTTTAACTTTAAATCCCGAAAATATTTCTGCATTATCAGATGATGAATTTTCTCTTGTGGATGAAGAAATTTGGTTATTGCAGATGACACTTAAAGTCAAAAAAGATTACTTTGAATCTTTAGATTTACCTGAGTATCATGATGATTATGTACAACTCAGAAAAATTGTAAAAAAAATGATTATTGTAAAAAGATTTGTAACTCAGATTGAAAGAGAAAAATACTTTCGTCTTTTTAAAAGGTATGATTTACTTTCCGACAAATATACGAATAGAGAAGAACTTAAATTTTTTATGAGTTCTATTAAATCTGAAGTTAATTTTTTGTTTAATAAGCAAAATTCTTCAAGAATTTTTATTAGAATGTGTGAATATATGCTTGATAATTATGGAGATGATGGATTGAATAAAATCACAACATCCGTTATTTTTAACAAATTTGAAGGGAGTCTTGACTAAATAAGGTACAGGGCCTATAATAGACCTATCGTTCATCAGAGGAGACTCTGACGCAAGTAAGTCGCGGAACGGAGCCGTTCATCCCATGTTAGAACTATTATTCTATACATCACTCACCTGTGCTCAAACTGATGCCATCATACTGCGAATGCAGACAAATGAGAACATTAGTAATTCCTTTAGGATTGAGTTGGTTGAGACAATGAAAGAGTCAAATCCTAATTGTTATTGGGACGCAAACGACTAAAGGAACGGACCTAAAAATCCAATTACTTTAGGAGTAAAATTATGTCTACTATCACTTATCGTGGTGTTAAGTACAACCCAGAAGCATACAAAGCTGCTGTGTTGGCAGAGCAAACCGCAACTCGTAACCACAATCTCATGTATCGTGGTATCAAAATCGAACGCAAGTTTGCATCACAAAGTTGATAATTAACGCACTTAACTTTCCTGAGGGTTGCAAGACCCTCTTTTTATGTGCTATAATGGTATCGAAGTAATATGGTATATGGAAAAAGAAAGAGTTAATTTGATCATTCGTAATTTAGAACTTCTTTTAGATTCTCTAAAGGCAGAAGTAAATTCTGATAGAGATGATAAAGTAGACTGTGAACCAGAATATCATAGATATACTGAAGATTACGATGAAGTCTTTGAGGAGGAAAATGACTGAAACGAAAAAAGCAAAAGAACTTGTAAAATTGCTTGAAAGATTGATAGAGAAAGATTATCTCTACAGTGAAGAAAGCATTAGAGAAATGAAATCACAATTGCGTTCGGTAAAACAACAAATTGCTGATATAGATAAAAATAACTCAAAAGGATTTGGAGCATGAATGTAAAATTGATCAGTGTTACACCTGATGCCGAAAAAATGATGGGATATGTGGCACGAGTGTCGAATCCTTCTAATCAAGAGAATCCAAAGGTTGCTGGTCTTCTTAAATATTGCGTCAAACATCAGCACTGGAGTGTCTTTGAGCAGTCATTCATGACTCTTGAGATCGAGACTACCAGGGGACTCGCAGCTCAAATCTTGCGTCATCGGAGTTTTACATTTCAAGAATTTTCTCAACGTTATGCTGATAGTTCTCTACTATGTACAAATATTCCTCTACCAGAACTTCGTCGTCAAGATACAAAAAATCGTCAGAATTCTATCGATGATATTGATCCCTTTATCCAACAGAAGTATGAAATGTTGATGCAAGATCACTTTAGAGATGCAATGGCATTGTATCAGACAATGCTTGATGAAGGTATTGCAAAAGAATGTGCAAGATTTGTCCTTCCTTTAGCAACTCTTACAAGACTTTATATGAGTGGCTCTTGTCGCAGTTGGGTGCATTATATTGATTTGAGATCTGCTCATGGAACTCAAAAAGAGCATATGGACATTGCAGAAGCATGTAAGAGTGTTTTTATAGAACAATTTCCAACAGTAGCAGAAGCTCTGGAATGGATCTAAATATTTTTATACTGAATTGATAACATGGCAACATATCCGATTATTAATAAAGAAACTGGTGAACAAAAGGAAGTCGTTCTGAGTATTCATGAGTGGCCAAAATGGTGCGAAGAGAATAGTGATTGGATTCGTGATTGGTCGGATCCATCCACTTGCCCCCAACCTACAGAAGTTGGTGAATGGAGAGATAAATTGGTAGCAAGAAATCCTGGATGGAACGAGGTTTTGAATAAGGCATCGAAAGCACCAGGTTCTAAAGTAACTAAAATCTAATGGCAAGAAGAAAAAGAGCATCTGCGAATGATCAACCACTTGGTGTTGGTCTAACTGCAAAGCAGATGAAAAAGAAAAAACCTTTAGGTTTAGAATATCTGATTGATATTGTTCCACAAACAGATAATCAAGAAAAGTTTTTTAAATCGTATGGAGAAGGTAAAAATCTAGTTTCGTATGGTTGTGCAGGTACTGGTAAGACCTTTATTACCCTTTACAATGCGATTCGTGATGTTTTGAGTGAGAGTACACCTTACGAGAAAATATACCTTGTGAGGTCTCTCGTAGCAACCAGAGATATTGGATTTCTTCCTGGTTCTCACGAAGATAAGGCAGACATTTTCCAAATTCCATATAAGAATATGGTAAAGTATATGTTCCAGATGCCAAGTGATGCTGATTTTGAGATGCTATATGGCAATCTTAAATCGCAGGAAACAATTAAATTCTGGAGTACATCATTTCTTCGTGGAACAACACTTGATAATGCAATTGTGATTGCTGACGAATTTCAGAACATGAATTTTCATGAATTAGATAGTATTATTACTCGTGTTGGTGAGAATACTAAAATTTGTTTCTGTGGAGATTCTCGACAGTCAGATTTAAATAAAACAAATGAAAAGAATGGTATTGTAGACTTTATGGGTATCTTGCGTAAAATGCCATCATTTGGTATAATAGAGTTTGGGTTGCAAGATATTGTTCGTTCTGGTTTAGTAAAAGAGTATCTTACAGCAAAAATTGAAGCAGGTTTTTAATGTTTAATCATGTTGATTTGAATCTCCCTCTTCTTGAGAGAGAAACTATTGATGGAATCCGATATTATTCTGTTCCTGATAAAGAAGAACTCCTAAAACTGGTCTCGATAACTTCGGTGACTAGTCATTATAATAAGGAAATTTTTGTAAAATGGAGAAAAAGAGTTGGTGATGAAGAAGCAAATCGAGTCACAAAGTCGGCAACACGTCGTGGAACTGACTTTCATAGTCTTACTGAGTGTCACTTAAAGAATATAGAGTTACTAAAAGTTCCTCCTATTTCTGAGTTTTTATTTAAAATTTCTAAGGGAACTTTAAAGAATATTGATAATATTCATGCTCTGGAAACGTCCCTATATAGTAAGCAGTTAGGAATTGCTGGAACCGTCGATTGTATTGCAGAATACGAGGGTGAATTAGCAATAATTGACTTTAAGACTTCTAAAAAACCGAAACCAAGAAATTGGATCGAAAACTATTTTGTCCAATGTGCAGCATATGGTTGTATGTTGTATGAAATGACCGGTATCCCGGTCAAAAAATTTGTAATCATCATGGCTTGTGAAAATGGAGAATGCGTCGTCTACGAAGAAAAAGACAAATCAAAGTACATCAAACTTCTTACCGAATACATTAGAAAGTTTGTTACAGATAAATTGGAACTCTATGGAACCGAATAAGGAATTAGAAAAAGCAATTGCAAGTAAATTTCTAACACCCTCTAAGTTTGCATTAGAGATTGAAAAGATTGTTGCAGAAGAAAAAATCAATTACATTGATGCGATTGTTCACTATTGCGAAGTCAATGAACTTGAGGTAGAATCAGTCACAAAACTTGTATCAAAACCACTAAAAGAAAAATTAAAGTGGGATGCTACGAGACTTAATTTTATGAAAGCAACTTCGAAAGCAAAACTTCCTTTATGAAAGTGACTCCATTTGAAACGTATAAACATTATTTGTCACTCAAAAATCATTTTTCAAATCCAAAATATGACTTCTTTCGATATGGTGCAAAAAGTCGTGCAAGTGTCTCTTCATTCAATAAAAGAAGAGACAAGTATTGGTTCGAAAAAACTTCCCGTAAATATAATGATGAAGAAGTTGTAAAATTTCTTGTATCTAATTTCGCATACGCAGACAACCCACAAAATTTATGGATTGGAGAAATTATCGGTTCTGGAGAAAGGACCTACGCAGATTGGACAAAAAGACAACAGAGTTTGACTTACTTGTTCAAAGAACAAAGCAACGAATTACTCTCGAACAACGAATTAGAGAATCTATTCAGTTGTTCGAGAGGTCATCCAATAATCTTAAAAAGATTTCTTGGTGGAGACATAAGTCTTGAAACTTTTGTAATCTATGATAGAATATTCTCATTCAGAAAGAACTTTGATAAAGAACTGAAAGATCCTGTATGGGAAACTGTAAGTTTAAAACTTCGAAAATATTCTCCCTTTCTAAATATTGATGTATTCAAGTTTAAGAAAATTTTGCGGGACCTTGTAGATGAGTGACTTTTTTGATTCTGAAATCATTCAGGAAGAACTGAGTGAAATTAATGAAATGCAAGAAAAAATTTACGAGAGTTTTATTTCTTTCGGAAATATGTCCCGTGAGCAACAACTTGAGCACATTGAAATACTTTCATCCTTGCTTGAAAAACAGCAAGTGATGTATACAAGATTATCTCTTTCGGATGACCCAAAGGCCATCGAAATGAGAGATAATTTACGCAAATCAGTTTCAAGAATGGGGTTTCCTCCAGAAACTGATATGTTGACTTTATTCAGTAGTATGAATGCAACAATAAAATCCCTCAAAGATTATATTGAAGATTGACAATTAAGTCTCTATTTGTTATACTATCTAAGTAAATCTAAAAAATCCAAACTAATCTAAGGTAATCTAAATGTCTTTTGCTGATCTTAAAAAGCAATCCAAATTGGGTTCTTTGACACAAAAACTGGTCAAGGAAGTCGAAAAAATGAATAATGCAGGTAGTTCAGGAGATGAACGTCTCTGGAAACTAGAATGTGATAAAGGAGGTAATGGTTATGCCGTTATTCGTTTCCTTCCTGCTCCTGATGGAGAAGATCTTCCATTCGTAAAACTATACTCTCATGCCTTCCAAGGTCCTGGTGGATGGTATATTGAAAACTCTCTGACGACTCTGAGTCAGAAAGACCCAATGTCAGAATACAACACGATGCTGTGGAATAACGGCACTGATTCTGGTAAAGATCAAGCACGTAAGCAGAAACGTAAACTGACTTATGTTGCAAACATCTATGTTGTCAAGGATCCTGCTAATCCTGAGAATGAAGGTCAGGTAATGCTTTATAAATTTGGTAAGAAAATCTTTGATAAGATTACTGCCGCAATGCAACCTGAGTTTGAGGACGAGGAAGCAATTGATCCATTTGACTTCTGGCAGGGTGCTAACTTCAAACTGAAGGCAAAGAATGTTGCTGGTTATCGTAACTATGATTCTTCGGAGTTTGCCCGTCAGGATGCACTTCTGGAAGATGATGAAGCAATGGAAGCAATCTGGAAGAAAGAGTATTCTCTCGAAGATTTTGTTGCTCCAGATCAATTCAAGTCCTATGATGATCTGAAGAAACGTCTTGATTATGTTCTGGGTATCAAAGGAACGTCTAAGTTCCAAGACCAAGAATCCGTTCAGGAAGAAGAAGAGTTCCGTCAACAGAATCGTGCAGAATCACCACCTTCAGTTCCACCGTCAATGAAAGAAGAACTGAATGATCTTTCTTCTACTAATAATGATGAAGATGACGAAACACTAAATTATTTTGCTAAACTTGCAGAAGGATGAGTTAGTTAGAGATTGTGACTTTGGTATTCTCAGTTCTAATCAGTGATTCGTTCACATATTCTGAGGATATTCCATAAGTCATAATTCCTCTCATATCATTTAAAAATTGTTGTAAATATCCTGGTCTCAGTAAGTAGATCGAGGATTTTTTATTGTTTTCTTTAAATTCATATTCCAAATTACTTACACTTATAACCGGATTTAAATTTGAAAGTGGAGAGTTTGGATTTGGGATTGTGAAATTAGAATCGACTACTTTTTCTTTAGGAAGAATCAGTCTACTATTAGAATCTTTCACTTCTATAGTTTCGTAGTGATGGACAGAATTTAAATCTGTTCCATACTTACTTTCAGCATACTTATTCAAGTTTTGATTTCTTAGTGGCCATTCGTTTCTTACATTAATGATCCCGGCAGTCATAAGAACAACCCAATCTAATTCTGCATCTCCATAAAATTCTTCTGCGACTGTATCCGGTCTCGCACCCTCTATAATTTCATATTTTTCAAATAGTGTGAATACACCTTCCAAATCTGTTCTGAGTTTATTTCTCCTGAACAGATTTTTTACTTTCACATAATCTTGTGATGAAAGACTATCCGATAAAAAAGATTGATATTCTAAATTTGGTAACTCTCTGAAATAACCCATTTAGTATCCCACTCCTGTTGTTTTAAAATCATTATCATTATCATCTTCATAATCAGTATTATAAATTGGTTCAATTTCTTTAAAACTCAAATCCATTTTGATAGAGACTGGTGTTCC